AGAATGCCAAGTTCATGGCGTTCTGGAACGCCGACGTCGCGTACCACACCCCCGGTGTTGAAATCACCGGCGGCCGCGTGGCCTCGCAGGACGTCACCGTCGGTCCGGACGACAAGCTGATCTCCTCGGTCTTTGTGGCCGATGTCGACGAAGCGTTGTTCGACCTCGACGTGCGTTCACCGTACACCGAAGCCATGGGTCGCGCCATGGCGGAGCACTATGATGGCCTCGCCGCCCGCACGATTGTGCAGTCGAGCCGTCAGGGCGCTCTCTTTGCGGCCGACAGCGGCGGCTCCTCAGTCACCGACGCGGCGTTCGCTACGACCGGCCAGAACATCATGGACGGCATGAGCGTCGCCAAGCAGACCATGGACTCGAAGAAAGTCCCGGTCCACCAGCAGCCCGTTCGCGCAGTCCTGCCGACGGCTCAGTGGTACCTCGTCGCCCGCTCGGATCGCAACCTGAACCAGTTCTACAACGCTGGCTCGGCGAGCATTCGCGACTACTCGTTCTCGACCGTCGACAACATCGAAGTGCTGAAGAGCAACAACCTCAACAGCATCTTCGGCGCCAACGACTCGGCGAACCTCAACATCCCGTCGCAGTACCGTATCGACATGACCAACACCCGTGGCATCGTCTTTACGCCTTACGCGGCCGCCACGGCGGTCGTGCAGGATCTGGCGTTCCAGATGGTTGAGCAGCCCGAGAAGCAGGGTGTCCTGCTGCTCGCCCGCCGCATGGTCGGTATCCGCCCGCTCCGGTCGAAGACCGCGGTCGAGCTGAAGATCGCTTAAGGAAGGATCAGCATAATGGCACAGTACACTGTCGCCCGTAACGACGCCGAGCCGTCGTTCGCGCAAGTCCTCCTTCATCGGCGCTTCATCGTCCCGGTGCCCGCCTCGGGCATCGCGCTCAACGACAACATTGAGGTCCACGGGTTCACCCCGGGTCTCAAGGCGCGTCTCCACAAGATCTCGGTTGCCACCAGCGCGACCCTCGGCGCGGGCGCTACGCTCACGCCACAGATCAACAACAGCGGTACGCGCACCGTCATTGGGTCGGCAACGACCGCCGGCGCTGCCAGCCGTCCAGACTCCGACACCAATCTCAATCTGCCGTTCGACCTGAGCGGTGGTGAGGTGCTGGAGCTGCAGGCCACCGGCGCAGGCCCGAGTTCCGCCGCGAACGCCATCGTAGACATCTACGTGAGCCCGCGGATCAGCTCGGCGACTGCCCAGTAACGTCCCAGAGGGGAGCTTGAGGCTTAGCGCCTTGGGCTCCCCTTTTTGCATTCAGGATCCCCAGCCCATGGCCGTTCTGGCCCCCATGACGGACCTCGAAGCCGTCAACCGGATGCTCTCGAGCATCGGCAGCGCCCCCGTGAACACCCTTGATGGTGTCGTCGTGGGTGACGTCGCGGACGCCACGCGGCAACTCAATGAAGCCCTGCGGGACGTCGAGACCGTCGGCTATTCGTGGAACACGGACTACAACTTCCCGCTGACGCCGGACGCTAACGGCCGCATCGCGGTTCCCTACGGAGCCCTCGATGTTACCTCGCGGGACGTCAACGTAGGCGTCGTGGTTCGACGGCTGACGGACAGCACCCAGACGCCTCCCCTCGACGGGCTCTATTTGTACGACGCGATTGCCCACAGCTTCGTGTTCGACGCTACCAAGTACAACACCGACACGCCGTTGCTGGTCGACGTCATCTGGGGCTTTGCCTTCAATGACCTCCCGCAGGCGGCCCGGACGTATATCGCCACCGCGGCGGCTCGCCGCTTTCAGGCGCAGAAAGTCAACTCCACGATCCTCGACAAGTTCGGCGCTGAGGATGAGGAGCGGGCGTTCATTCTGCTCGAGCGCTACGAACGGCGCTCCCGCAACACCAACAGTTTCCAGAGCAGCGCGCAGCTCCAGCGATGGATGCAGCGTCGCGCCCTTGCCGGCTACTCGAAGCGGGATCTCGTCTTCGGCCGGCTTTGACACCTAATCCACAGGTAGACCGGGCCGTACCCGGCTGACCTGAGGTTGAGTGGGCTCCCCCTCAGCAAGAGCGACAAAACGCCCACACATTATTCAGAGGATCCAGCCTTGACCCTAACGACGCGGACGCTGCCGTCTATTATGAACGGCATTAGCCAGCAGCCTGCGATCCTCCGGTCGACGGACCAGACCGAGGACGAGCTTAACACGTGGTCGAAGATTGCGACCGGCCTGAGCCGGCGCCCTCCCACGCAGAACGTCACGGCCATCGCTGGGCTCCCGGTGGCGGGTACATACTCGCTCCACCACATCAACCGCGACATCAACGAGCGGTACAACGTCATCATGGCCAATGGGTCGATCCGCGTCTTCGACGGGATCACCGGCGCCGAGAAGACCGTCAACGCGCCGCGGGGCTTCGGCTATCTGAACCAGACTGGCGACGTCTATCGCGCCGTCACGGTTGCGGACTACACCTTCATCGTCAACACGCTGGCGACGGTCGCCCTGAAAGCTGTTGGCGCCGATCAGGTCACCCAGAACGTCAACAACATTTGGCTCGGCGGGACGCACCCGACTGAGTACCCCCTCCCGTCCGCCGGCTACGCCCAGTCGGGCGCGGCGCTACAGTACAGCCCGAACCCCACCTACTCCGGCGGTATCACCGGGACCGTCTCGGATGCCACTAAGCTCCCCGCAACGGTCTGCTCGGCGTGCGTCTATCGCGTCATGGGCGGCCAAGACACGACCTACACTCCCTACTATGTGATGGGAGACGGCACCGTGTGGAACGAGACGGTGGCCCCCGGGCTCATCAACGCGCTCGACGAGACCACCATGCCGTGGGCCCTCGTGCGCGAGGCGGACGGGACGTTCACCTTCGCCCCCTTCTCGTGGAAGCCGCGACGCGTCGGCGACGACCAGACGAACCCGCAGCCCTTGTTTGTCGGCCGCACGATCCGGGACGTCTTCTACTATCAGAACCGCTTGGGCTTCGCCGTGGACAACGGTGTGGTCTTCTCAGCGGTCGGAGACCTCGGCGACTTCTATCGCCGGACGGTCCTTGATTATCTCGACAGCGACACCGTCGCGGCCTCAGCGGCCACCACCGACGTGGCAGTCGTGGACTACGCCCTCCCCTTCAACGACGGCGTCATGCTCTTCTCTCGCCAGAAGCAGATGTCCATGACCAACGCCGACGCCGGCCTTAGCTCCCGCAGCTTGGCCATCGCGCCGGTAACGTCGTACATCATGGCGACGGCGGTCCGCCCGACCCCCATGGGCTCGCAGGCTCACTTCCTGAGTGAAGCCCGCGGTTACCTCGCGGTCCAAGAATACTCCCGCCTCGTCGGCGGCGATCCTACCGAGGCGGCCGACATCACGGCCCACGTTCCTCACCTGATCCCCAAGGGTGCGTCGCGCATCATCCCGATGCACGACCTCAACGCCCTGCTGATCCTGATGAACAACTCGACGGACCCGACGGTCGTCACCAAGGCTTACGTCTACCAGTTCTTCTGGAGCGGAAACCAGAAGCTCTTATCCGCATGGCGGGTATGGGACTTCGGAGACGGGCGTCCCATCACCGGGTCGTACGATAGCGGCATCTTGATGATGCTGATGCAGCGGCCCGACGGGGAGTACCTCGAGAAGATCGACGTCACCCCGAACGCGGTCAGCCCGAACCAGCTCAACAACATTTATCTGGACCGTCAGGTCAGTGTGACGGGCGTCTATAACGCCGGCACCAACCTGACCACGTTCGCGCTCCCCTACGCTCCCACTCGGTCCTCGCTGCGGATCGTCACGGGTTCCGATGCTCCGGCCCAGCAGTCCCTGCTGGATCCCAGCTCGTACACTTTCCCGACCTCGACGTCCGTCGCGGTCCCCGGGGATGTCACGGGCCACGTCACCATCGGGAATAACTACACGACCAGCGTCACGCTGACCGAGCAGTTCCCGTACATGACGGAGGCGTATCGCCTCAAGCCGATCACCTCCGGTCGACTGCAGATCCATGCGTGGACCCTGAACCTCGTCAACACGGCGTATCTCCGCGCCGAGGTCCATCCCTATGGGATCGAGGCGACTGCGCTGAACCCCGCCTTCAAGGCCGTCACGGAGTTCTCTCCGGCGCTGCTGGGAAGCCCCACGTCTCTCCTCGGCGAGCGCACCTACTACACCGGCTCGTGGCAGTTCTCCGCGCAGGGCAAGTCAACGAAGCTCCGCGTGGATCTCGTGAACGATAGTCCGTTCGAGCACACCATCACGTCCGCCCAGTGGGAAGGGCTCTTCTTTTCTCGGGCTATGTAATGCTCACAGCGATACCGACCGACACCCTAGATCACGATACGGTCCGCGAGTCGCTTGAGTACATAGTGGCAAACCTCCGCCCCTCAGATGCGGCAGAGGTCAAGGCCACGACCAGCGAGGACCCCTTCTGGGCTCTGATGGAGTCGCAGGAGGGGTCCAGCGCCAGCTGGCTCATCGTTGACGACACCGGTCTCCCTGTCGGGATCTTCGGGGTTGCCCCACACTTTGTTCCTCAGGTCGGCATCGCGTGGCTCATCGGAACCCCCGGGCTCGAGGACGAGGCTTACTCCTTCCTTCGCCAGACCCGCCAGTACATCTCCGAGATGCACCTGCTGTTTCCCGTCCTGTGGGCGAACGTGGACTTTCGCAATTCGCTCACCATGCGCTGGCTCGATTGGGCCGGCTTCCAAGTCACCGACGTCGATCCCGCCTACGGGCCGGAGAAGCGGCTATTCGTCCAGTTCGTAAGGTCTTACTAAATGTGCCTTCCAGCCGCCATCCTGATCCCCGTGGCTCTCGCTGCGGCGACCACTGCGGTATCCGTCGTCGGACAAGTTCAGGCCGCTAACGCCGCCAACGCCGGCATCAAAGAAGCGTACGCCAACAAGCAAGTCCAGATCAACGAGCAGGCCGCGGCGCAGATCAACGCCCGTCTCCGCGAGATGCGACGTGATGAGTCCCGCATCCAGACGGCTGCCGGAGCCTCCGGACTGTCGCTCCAGAGCGGCTCGATCCTCGCGCTCCAGTCGGACGCCGAGATGCAGGCCGGTCTCGCGAACGAGAACTCTCTGGCCAACCGTGAGAGCGCGTCAATCGCTGCCCGTGACGAGGCCAACAATGCCATGGTCGCCAAGCCAACGTTGCTCGGTGCCGGTCTCCAGATCGGGCTGTCCGGGCTTAATGCCGCGGTAGGCGCGGGCGCCTTCAAGGGCGCTAACTCGGCCGGGGCCGTCTCCTCAGGCGATGCAGCTTTCTCCTTCGGTTCAAGCGGCGGTTACGACGCCGAGAATGCCAACCTTGTGGGCGGACTATAAATGGCTGATCTTCCGAACCTAGCGAACCCCGACGAGAACCGGAGTACCGTTCAGGCGAGGCCACAGGCCGGCGCCGGACTCGGGAACACGACCCCGACGGATGCTCCGGGTCTCGAGGTTCCGGAGTTCATCCCGCGTCACGCCAACATGGAAGCGGCGCAGGAGGTCCAGCGGATCCTCGGGCTCGCAGGCGAGACAGCCCGTAACATCGGCGACCAGATAGTCGCCAAGAAGAATGCCAAGGACGCTGCGGCGGGCGAGGCGGATCAGGCGGCAGGCACCCAAGACCCTCAGCTGTTCAAGAACTCGCAGGCATACCACGCCGCGTGGTCCATGGCGGGCGCCAAGTCGGCTGCCACTCAGCTGTCGCAGCAGATGACGGACAGCGTCAACAACCTGTTCAACGACCCGAACAATCCCCCCACCCTCGATGAGGTCCACCAGACCCTCGAGGGGATCATCAGCGGGGCCGTGCTTGGCCCAGACGGCAAGCCCATCGGCTTTGGCACGCCCGAAGCCCAGATGCACGTCGCCTCGACCCTCGCGGGCGTGCGCGACAGCATCCTGTCTCAGGCCGTCGGGAAGATCAAAACCGACACCGACACCAAGCTCATCAACACGAGCATCTCCAATTATGTGACCGACGGCATCGCCCGGCTCAGCGCAGCTGGGCCGTACGTGACCGACGCGGTCCGCAAGATGCCCGCCCCGGACCCCCTAGCTCCCCTCCCGGATCCCACGGCGTCCCAAGTCGCTGGCCAAGCGGTCTCCGTTACGCCCGCTCCGTCGGCACCCGGCGGCGACGCCGGCTTCGCCAAGGCGATGGCAACGGTCTTCAAGAACGAGGCCGGGTTCAACCCTCAGGATCGCAACGGCTTCCCCGTCAACATGGGGCTCAACGGTAAGTACATTACCCCAGCTGTCCTGAAGAAGTACGGCGCCTCTGACTTGCAGAGCGTCACGCAGGCGCAGGCCGCCCAGATCTACAAGGATCGCTACTGGGATAAGAGCGGCGCCGCGGATCTTCCGGCCAACCTGCAGACCCCGTTTTTCGATGTCTACATCCGGAGCGCCAAGGTTGCCCAGCAGGCGCTGGCTCAGTCAGGCAACGACCCTGCGAAGTTCATGCAGGTCGCAGCTGCGAAGTTCCAGTCGATCTCCAAGGGCGACAAGTACGGCCCCATCTGGGCCCATCGCGATGCAGCGTTGCTGTCGGATGCCGGCACGCCGGCGTCTCCTACGGTTGACGTAGCGACCACCGCCCCGAACCCGCAGCTCCCTGCGCCGAGCCATCAGTCCTTCGTGGACTTCAACGGCTTCCTCGACGCTCTCCCGCCGACGGTCGACAAGGCCACAGCCACCGAGCAGGGCCTCCGCTCGATCATCGCTATGTCCGAGGACAACAACGATCCCCGCCTCCTGCAGGGACTGGAGTTCCTTGCCCAGAAGGACGGCACGCCCACCTTCACGCCGGAAGAGCAGAGTCTCATCGTCGAGCACCGTAACCGTATTGCTGATATGGTTGAGGTGAAAGCGGACAAGCAGCTTCGCCAGACCCAGAGTGATAACTTCGGGCGGTTCCTCGGGCAGTTCGTGTCCGGAAACACGCCGTCCATCTCGAGCATCCGTTCGGCGATGGATAGCGGCGCCATCAGCTCGCAGGACGGGTGGGCCCTCGAACAGCACATCACCGAAGAGGCCCGCGTTTCCCGCGCCGAGAGCCGCGTACAGGATGCGGAGCGCAACTCCGAGATCGACTCTAACCTAGCGCCGATGCTCGTCGAAGCCGCTTCGGGATCCAATGCGGCCGCCTACACGCCCGATAAGATCACCCAGATGTTCCAAGACGGAACCCTTGGGGAAGGCAAGAAGGCCGCAGCTCGCGCCTTTCAGCTCCGCAATGCGGCCAATCAGGGCATCAAGCAGCTCGAGAGTTCGCCGGAGTATTCCGCCTACGTCGCGAAGATCGACAGCACCTTTGGGGTGGGCCTGCTGCCTACCAACCAAGGGCAAGCCTTCAACATCTTCATGAACCGCACGCGGGACCCGAACTACAATCGTCAGGTCAAGGCGTACGTTCTGTCGGACTTCAAGAAGCGCGTTGATGACGGCACCACGGCGCCCGTCGCCTTTGAAGAGGCCGTCCTCGCGGCTCAGAAAGCCTACCCGCAGCTGCATCTTCCGGCATTCAAGGCCGTCGCGGCTCAGCGGATCAAAGAGCTACAAGCAAAATAAGGACAGACTGAATGGCGCGTACCCCCGCTGAGCAGGCGGAACTCGACTCCCTGTTGGCTGAACAGGCTCAACAGCAGAGCGCTCAGGCCGGCCAGCAGCATATCGCTGCCGCGGGGGACGCAGTCTCAGCCAACAGCCCTCCGCCAGAGGCAGGGATCTCCCTCGATACGGATCTCTCCGGTACCGCGGGCGCTCCAGCGCTCCCGCCACCGCCGAAGCCAACTCCCGACGCCCCGCGGGCGCCCTTCTCGCTCACGCGAGTGCTCCTTGGCGGTGCGCGGGACTTCGTTCAGGACACGAGCGATTTCGCGAAGATGGCCGGCGACGCCCTGAACCGGGCCGTGCCTTTGCCGGGCGTCGTTCTCGGGTCGGACGCGCCTAACGGCGTCATCGGTCTAGCCTCAGGCTCCACGATCAACCGCCTTAACGCCGAGCCCGGACACAAGATCGAACTACCGCAACTGAAAGGCTCACAGAACGCGGGAGGGGTCGAGCAGGGGCTTCGCCAGCTCACGTCGTTCGCGATCCCGTTCTCGGCATACATGAAGACCTTCGGAGCCATGCGGGCCGCCTCGGAACTCGGGGAAGCCCCCGGCGCCCTCAGCCGCGTCGCACAGGTAGTTGCCGCCGGCACGGCCACCGACATCACGTCGCAGGATCCCCACCTCAATAACTTCGCCGACACCCTCGGGCACTTCGGGCTCACCAGTCCGGTCCTGCAGGCCCTGTCGACCGAGAACGATCCCGACTCGCTCGAGACGCGCATCAAGGCCGCGGCTACCAACGTCCCAGTCAATGCAGCCCTCGAGGGACTCTTTCAGGTCCTCGGCAAGGGCGTTCAGATGTACCGCGCATGGCGCGGCATGTCGGCCGAGGCAGGCGGCATCGCCCACGCCATCGAAGCCGACCACGGGCTCCCCTCGGGCTACCTCGAGGAAACCGCGGCGGACGCGCAGGCGCACGTCGAGGAACAGCAAGCAGCTGCGGAAGCGGCCGCGCAGCCGGCCGAGGCGGGCGCCGAGGCCCCCAAGGAGACCCCGGTTCCCACCGAGGAGTCCCCTGCCGAAGAGGCGCCGTTCGATCCCACCAAGGACATCTCCAGCGACAACGCGCCGAAGAATTACGAGGACGTCACCCGGTTCCTTGCGAACAAGGTCGGCAACCTCAAGGTCAGCGACGAAGAGCTTCGCGCTCTCGGTGAGCAGCTCATTGACAACCCGGGGTCCGCGCTTCGCGATCTCGGGATCGACGTCAAGGCGCTGGTCGGAAACGAACTCGAAGACCCGACCGCTCTCGGTCGCATCGTAGCGGCCCTCAGGGACGTTCACGACACCATCGCGGAGCGCCTTGGGCGCACCGGGACCGTCGTCCCGGAAGCCGAGATTGCCACCGCGGGCCGCTACTTCGCTACCTCGATGGACACCGTTAAGGACCTCTTTGGGTCCACGCAGGATCTCCCGGGCAAGCTGTTCGGCGTTCGGCTGATTGCCGAGGCCAACCGTATGAAGCTCGTGGCGTCCGCGCAGGAAGCGCTGGCGGCCCTCAAGGCTGGCCTCCCAGCGGCCGAAGAGTGGCAGAAGATGTCGGAAGACTTCTTCCGTCATGCCTATTTGAACGGTGCCGTCCGCGGTGCCAGCTCGGAAGTCGGGCGCACGCTCCGCTCGCTCCAGATGAGCATCAAGTCAGCCGCAACCTCTGTCTTGAGCCCGAAGGCGGCTGAAGCCGCGGCGGTCTCCGAGGACCCCCTCGAGGGTGCCTCGAAGCTGCTCTCGAACATGGAGTCGCCGGCCGACAAGATCCTGTTCCTGACCAAGCTCCTCGACAAGGCGAACGACGGCGGCGACCTCAGCCGCTGGGTCCGCACCAAGGCGAACTCGCCAATCGAGTGGGCCCTCAAGGCGTCCAAGGAGTCAGTCAACAACCTCTGGACCACCGCTACGGCGGTCAAGATCCTGACCAGCGGGACCGTCATGTACGGGCTGGATGGGATCAGCAAAGCGCTCGTCGCCCTCAGCCACGGGCTGCTGTCGCCGTTCAGCGGAGACCAAGCGTTCCAAGCCCGCGTCGCGCTCTTGGACCTCTGGGCCCATGTTGACGGGCCGCTGCAGGCGTGGGGCTCGGCCTTCCGGTCAGCCACCAACGTCCTCAAGAAGTCCGCCCTCGAGGAGCTAACGCTCAACCTCGATGGCCTCGGCCTCAGCGAGACGGCAGCCCGCATCGCGGGCGAAGCCTCCGACGCCGGTGCCCACGTCATCGTCCCC